CGCCGCGGCCATGCCCTGCAGGTGCTTCATGACCGCCGGGTCGGCGAAGTTGTCCCGCAGGATCTTGCCCCAGAGCTGGAACACGTCCGCGACCGGCTTCACCGCCGTGACCAGCAGCGGCATCCCCCTGGTCAGCGCAGGCAGCCACGCCGACAGCGCCGGGACGGCGATCGTCTGCGACGTCTTCGTCCACTTCTGATGGAACTTGTCCAGCTGGTCAAGCAGCGCGAGATAGCCCGGCGCAAAGCTGGCCTTCAGGGCATCGATCGCCGCCTGCGCGGACTTCTTCTGCGCCGCCGTGGTCGCCTTGTTCAGCGCCAGCTCCAGCGCCTGCAGCTTCTTCAGGTTGCTGGAAGCATCAGCCAGCACCGACTTCGCGGCGAGGCCGAACAGGCCAGCCCCGGCCGCCGCGGCGCCGAAGGAGACACCGATCGCGCCGACCGCCCCGGCGACGGGGGCGGCGAGCGGGATCAGGGCGGGCAGCAGCGCCAGGAACGAGCCCTTCGCGGACGGCTTCAGCAGGGCGCTGTCGGCGACCTTCTTCATCGAGTCCGCGAGCACACTGTTTTCCGCCGCCGCCTCGACTGCGGCCCGGCCCGACTTCTTCGCCGCCTCCGCCTCACGCTTCAGCGCCAGCTCAGCCTCGATCGTGCGGCCCGACAGGACACCCTCAGCGTCGGCGAGGATCTTCGCGGCCTTCGCCCCGGCCAGCGTCGCATCCGCGGATGACCGGGCCGCCGTGGACTGCTTCCTCAGCGCCTCATCGAGGACCAGGGCGTGCCGGGTGGCAATGTTCATATTGCCGCCCATGTCACCGGCGGCCCGGCCCACACGGGAGAACGCGCCAGAGGCCTCGTCCCGGCCGATGATGCTAAAACGCAGGGTCTCGTCGGCCATCAGCCGGTGATCTTCCGCTCAGTCTCGGTCAGCGCCTGCAGCACCTTGCTCCGGATCTGCGGCGTAGCGTCCCTGCACGCATCCGAGAAGAACCCCGGCTTCATGCCGCCTGTCTGGTAGTTCGACCAGCTCCAGTCACGGCGCGGGCCGCGCGGGTAGACCGGGTGGTTGATGGTCCCGGCGTCGAGGCGGGCCACCTTCCGCTTGTGCTCGCGGGCCTGGGCGCGGATCACTACTCCGGGGCTGGTGCTGGAGAACCTGTTCGCCACCCTGACGGTCAGGTCGGCGGCCAGGACTGCCGCGTACCGGTCGGGCATGTACGGCTTCAGGTGCTCCACGTTGCTGATCTCAGCGGCCAGCGGCCTGGCTGCTTCCCTGATCTGCTTCTGCAGCTCGCGCCGGAAGCCCTTGCCCTCGTCGCCCGCTTCCTTCAGCCGGGCCGCCACGCGGCGCAGCTGCTCGCGGCCGGGGCCGTCAATGGACATGGCGGCCTCCCGGTAGCGTGGTAGCGTGGTGGCATGGCAGAAGATGAGCAGGCGATGACTGTGCGGCTCCCGAAGCCGCTATACGAGCAGCTGCGCCGCGCCGCCTACGAGGCGCACAAGCCCATGAGCCAGATCGTCATCACGGCGATCAACGCCGCACTCAAAGGAGAGCAGTCATGACTATCGCAAGCTGGCTCAAGGGAAGTGCCATGATCGCCGCGGGGATCGCCCTGGCAGCCGTGGCAGTGATCGCCGCAGGCGGATTCTGACGGGGGTCACCGCCCGCCCGGTTTCAGCTCGGCGTCGGCGCGGGCTTTGAGGATCTGGAACTGCCGCCACGTGAGCTTTTCGAATTCCCACGGCCTGACGTGGAATTTCTCGCTGAAGTACGGGATGTACTCTTCGTAGTCCCCGGCTCCTGGCCGTCCCCGCTGGCCGCTTCCCCCGCGGCGATGGTAGGGACCGGGTTGGCGGCTTCCTCCAGCCGTTTCGCGACGTCCGCCGCCATCTCCTCCACCGTGAACTCGCTGCCGTCCTCATGCAGCGGGACCACGTCGAACTCGGCGGCCCGGAAATCCATCGTCTCAAAATCGGACGGCACGCCCGCACGCTTGCGGAGCATATGCAGCAGCCCGCCCAGCGCCATGATCGACAGGCGGCCCAGTTCCTGCTGCCACTCCGCGAACGACAGGCCCGTCGCTTTCTCGATCTCGACGACCTCTTTGAAGCGGAGCTCGTCGCGGTCGAACACATAACGCTCATCGCCCAGCTTGACCGCTACGACGCTGTAGAACTGGAAGATCAAAGTTCCCCCAGGCAGTTCGGCACGATGTAGATAACAGCGTTCACTGTTGCCCTTACTGAGATTGCATGTGTGGCACAGCGTCTGATAGCCGGGCGGGAAGCCCTGCCTGACTAGCCAGACGTAGAAGGGATAAGTGTCCCCGGCATTCGTGCCGAACAGTTCACGTCTGTGACGTGCACCGTCGCCGTTGATGTGGTCAATCGTAAGGTTCTTCGTCACCCCGCAGCAGGCGCACGCAGTGCCGTAATGGCCGAAAACCTGCTGCCTCAGGCCCGCTCTCCACCTGCGGCATCTCTCGCGGTGTACCTCTGGGTCCGCCTCACGGTACTGGCGCTGCTGCTCACGCAGGGTGGCGTGGTTCGCGTCGTAGTACTTGTGGTTGTACTCGATCTTGCATCTCTTGCACGACCACTGAAGGCCGTCACGAGCGTTACTGGCCCGGCTGAACTCAGTCAGTGGCTTACCCTCGCCGCAACTTGAGCAGCGCTTCGTGACAGGATCGGGCATAGCCGCACCTCCATGCGGTCAGGCCCCGGATCACGGCGTTTGCGCGCCGCCGGGGCCGCTTTCAGCTCCGGGTCAATTCTAGGCGGGAACGGTTACGTTTTAAGCTGGGATAACCAGGTTCTCCGCCGGAACTCGGGTCGCAGCAAAGGTGAAGGTGGCCGTGCCCACGTTCTCCGTCGCCGTGTCCGGCGCCTGGCTGACGACCGTCACCGGGAACACGGACATCTTCTGCCCGGGGGTATCCCCTTCCCAGAGCACCACGCCGAACCCGGTCGCGCCGCGGGGCAGCAGCGACCGGGCATCTATCGAGTTCTGCGACAGGTAGCAGGTGATGTCGTTGGTCGCCGACGTGAGCCGCCCGCCGACCTGGGAGGTGAACTTGCTGCCCATGTCGGCGGCGTCGTTCATGTTGGTGGTCAGCGACCAGCCGTTCATCCCCGCGATCTCGGCCGACAGGTCCGTGCCCGCGTTCAGTTCCGCGCGGGTCGGCGCCAGGTAGTTGGAGATCGCCACCACCCAGTAGAACTTCCTGGTACCGGGGGGAAAGTAGCGGGTTGTGGGCGCGAGAGGCGGCGCTGGCATTTACTTCTCCTTCGGCGCGGGCTTGGCGGCCGGTGCGGCACTGGCCTGTTCTGCGGCGGCCTGGGCAGCCGCCTGCTGCTCGTCCCATTCGGCTTGCGTCATCCAGCCGGACACCCGCATGTGCGCCAGCTGCTCCTCGGTGAGCACGACGCTCGCGCCGGTCTCCGGATGAAACGCGTGGACGCTCATGAGCCGGGCACCGTGATGACAGCGACACCGGTCGCGCCGCCGGTGAGAGTGGTGACGTTGCCGTAGCCGACCGCCACCGTCCCCGCGCCGTACACCGAGGCGGGCAGCGGGATCAGGGTCGGCACCGACGCCGCGATGGTGACCGTGCGGGTGCCGACGGTCAGGCCGTCGAACGGGATGGGGACCAGGGTCACCGTGGTCGGCGTGGCGCCGTTGACGACCAGCAGCGCCACCCCGGAGCCGGTGGGGGCCTGGTCGCCGGAAACGACGGGAACGGCGAGGGTGACGGCCGCGCCTGCGTGCGGCGGGCTCTGGACCGAATATGTGCTGGCCATGAAGTTTCCTTTGCTGTCGGCCCGGTTTGATTACGTGCCTGGTGAGGTGATCACGGCGACCTGGACGGTCGCCAGGGTGCCGGTGTAGGTGAGGGTCACCGCCGAGCCGTACACCGACGACACCAGCGGGATCAGCCAGGACGTGGCCTGCGGAACCGACACGACCCGCGGGCCGACGGTCACGCCGTCAGAGGGCAGCATCGGCAGCGACACGGTCACGGTGCCGTTCGCCGCCGGGTTGGTCACCAGCAGCGCCATGCCGGACCCGCAGGGGGCGATGTCGCCGCTCGCGGGCGGTGAAGTGAAGGTGATCTGGGCGCCGGAGTGGCTCGGGTTCTGCAGGGCGTAGGTCGCCATTGCGCTCCCTAAGTGAAGGACTTGAAGATGATCGAGAACGGGATGCGGGCTATCGCGCCTTTGGTCGTGTTGTTCTGCAGCAGATCGCCGGTGGCGACACCAGGGGCAGCGAGCGCGGCATTCCCGCCGAACTGGGTGGTGTCGGAGCGGACGATGATCTCTGCCGCCGCGACGATGGCCGCAGCGGCGTGACGGACAGGAGGCAGGTCATCGGTGCCGGACCACGCCTCGGCGCAGCAGTGGATCTCAGAGATCTCATCCCTGGTCAGGCCACCCATGTCGGAACGGCTCTGGGTGAACGTGGCGGCGGCCTCGATGGCCTCGTTGTCCGGGTCGGTGAGGCCGACGTACAGCTTCAGGAAGGGATCCAGGTCCGTGGTCGGCGGCCCGTCGAACACGGTGACCGGCGGGGTGGCCTGGCCGAGAGTGGCAGCAGCAGTGAACGCGCTGACCAGCCAGTCGATCAGCGCCGGGGCCCGGCTGGTCACCAGGTCACCGCCCAGGCTTCCTCGATGACGGCGCCGGGGAACGCCCAGGCTGGCCACGGCTCGCCCCAGGTGACCCACTCGCTGCCGGTGTCCAGCACCGCGTGCGGGGCGGGCAGGGACAGGCCGAGGATCAGGCCAGGTGTGTAAATCCCGTGATTGGTATAACCGGGATTTACACATTCCCAGGTCATCGGCCGCATATCTGCCAGCCCGAACTCCGCTGCGGCCTCCAGCGTGGCCACGATGGACGCTCCCGCGTGCTCGTCCCTGGCCGTGTGCCAGTAGAGGGCCAGCACGTCAGCGTCGGACACTGGCCAGCCTGAGCGCCGCAGGGACGCGGCCAGGGCCTCGG